TTATACTGGTGGTTGGGGAGTAGGATTTAGTTGTGATCTAAATACATTTTCCTCTGGATCTGAACCAACTGCAACACAGACTGCTGAGTATCAAGCAGCATTAAGTGCAAAGCAGTCAGCGCAACAGGAATATAATGACAAACTAAATGTATATAATCAAGAGGCTGCAACACTAAACTCATTAAGCCAAACATTAATTAACAAAGAATCTGAATATGATAACGCAGTAAATGATACAGAGGATGCTTTATCTGAAAAGAATAATACAATCAATGATTTTAATAATGCAGTTAATGATATGAATAGCGCAATTGATGACGCATGGCGTTACTATGATGAACAATCAAAAAGAGAAATTCAAAGAGCAATTGCACAGGCTGCTGCTGCAGCCGCAAATCAACCAAAGCCAGAGCCATCTTCAAAGCCAACTGTTGAGCCAGAAAAGCCAAAGCCTTCCCCACCACCAACAGAGAAGCCAGAACCAAAGCCAACTAACAATACTGCTACAGAAGAACCAGGACCAAAGCCTACACAGCCAGGACCAAAGCCTACAGAGCCTGGACCTAAACCAGAACCAACAGACAAGCCAAAGCCAGAGCCTACTGATAAGCCAAAACCAGAAGAGCCTAAGCCTACACCTGCCCCAAGCCCTGAACCAAAGCCAGAGCCTACTCCAGAACCTACTGTTGAGCCATCTTCAGAACCCAGGCCATTGCCAAGACCAGACTTTAAGCCAGCAGAAAATATTGATCCAGTTATAAAGGATGCAGAGTTAGCAGCATTGATACCACAAAAGGGTACAGGAAATTCAGAAGATTTATCTGGAGTTATAGCAAACCTTACAAGCAAGGATAATAAATTAGTTAAGCTTTCTGTTGAGCAAACAGCAGCAGTTAGCCAAACACTTAAGTCTTTAACACAAGAGGCAAAGGCTGAAGTTGCAGCAGATCTTGGTATTTCTACAGCAGAAGTAGCAAAGGTAGCAGAACAAATGAAATCTAATCCAGCACTAGCCTCAGCTTTTGTAGAGTTTGATGATAGAGCAAAAGAATCTGCAGCAGGATCAGCAACCCCATACACCCTTGCAGATGTTGTTACTGAGGTTCAAATGGAAGAATTTTTATCAGATCCGCTGGCGGCTATAGGAAATATTGATGCTCAAGAATTACTATCTAATTTCTCTGAATTAGGTAGCGACATGACAGATGACCAGAGAGAAAAAGCACAAGAAGTTATTGTGCCAGTAATTATTGCATCACAAATTGCTGGTGCGGTTATGAGGAGGATAAATTGAAACTAATAATCAAAGCTATCAAGGGATTTTTAGGCTGGATTAAAGACGCAATTATGGAAAGCATTAATCAGGTATTTACAATCCTGGGCTTTTTTATTGCCTGGCTAACCCTAACTGGGACTGCACGAGACATAGTGGGCTTGGCAACCGTCGCAGCCCTAGCAATATGGCTATTAACCATACCATTAAGAAAAGATAACGAATAGGGTATAATTGGATTATGAAAAGAATAATCCCTATTGCTTTATCAGCCCTACTGGTGATACTATTGACTGGTTGCGGGTATCAAGGTTTTTATAGATATCCCTGCCAAAACCCAGAAAACTGGAAGAATGTTGAATGTAATCCTCCAGTATGTGAAGCAAGCGGAACATGTACCAAAGACGTATTTGGTACAGATGTAATGACTACAACTGAAACAGGTACTAATAATGGCTAGAGAAAGATTAACTCCCCAAGATTTAGATGCAAGATTAAAATTTATTCTTGGAGTAACACTTGGGGCAATTTTGTTGTGCACAGCAGTAGGAATCCTATACGGACTTCTATTTGTCTCACAACCAATTGGTGCACAGTCAGAAAATGACAAGATGTTCTTCAATGTTCTTGGAAGTATTGCTACTTTTATTACAGGAACTTTAGCTGGAATTTTAATTGGTAATTCTGGAGCTAAAGACATAATGTCTGCACAGTTGGCTAACAAAGAGATGGACGCTAAAAATACTCAAGCCGATAAAAAGTTAGAAGCCGATATTGATGCTACAGCAGAACGTCTTGCAGCAAAGCCATCTGGTGCAATGCCAGAGGAACAGCCTGTTGATACAGATTGGGATAAAGAATGACTCACGACCATACAGTAATTACAGCAGGTTCTGGAATCACTGAGATGCAAATCATGTGGTTTCTAATGGTTCTTATGTTTGGGTGGAATCTTATTATGGCGTATCAACACTACCGACTAAAAAACAAAGTTGATTGCTCTTGTAAGGAGAAGAAGTAATGGCAGATCAAGGAACAGCAGCACGTTTTATCGAAGTTGCCACAGCAGAACTAGGAACTATTGAAGGCCCTAAAGATAACGAAACTAAGTACGGTGCTTTTATGAAGGCAAACTTTCAACCATGGTGTGGAAGTTTTGTGAACTGGTGTGCAAATGAAGCAGGAGTAAAGATTCCTAATACTGTTTACACTCCAGGTGGGGCACAGGCTTTTAAAAAAGCTGGACAATGGATTGATGGAGACCTAGCTGACCCAGAACCAGGAGATGTAGTATATTTTGATTTCCCATCAGACGGTGTCGATAGAATTTCTCACGTAGGTATTGTTGTTAAAGATAATGAAGATGGAACAGTTTGGTGTATTGAAGGAAATACATCTTCAAAGAAATCTGGAAGCCAAAGAAATGGCGGAGAAGTGTGCAAGCAACTTCGTGCCTTTAAGAAGAACAAGGCGGGCGTAATGATTTCCATAGTAGGATTTGGAAGACCAAAGTTTGGATTAGCGACTAAATCTGCAGATAAGCCAGTAGCCAAGCCAACTACATCTAAGTCAAAGAAGTGCCCTACCTGCGGTAAGTAAATGAATACTTATGTTATTAAACTAGAAGTAGAAGCACATATACAGGCTTTTAGTGAAGATGATGCAAAAGATTATATCAGTGATATTTTTGGAGTTGATGACGAAGTTAAAAACGTTAAATTATTAAGCGTGAGGGAGAAATAATGGCAACAGAAGGATATAAGCCAACGGCAGGTATGCAAGCAGCTGCCCGACGTGCAATTAAATTAAAAGAAGAAGGCAAGGCCAAAGGCGCTGGAACAGTGGTAGGTTGGACTCGTGCAGGACAGCTTTCTAGAGGAGAAACTCTTAGCTTATCGACAGTTAAAAGAATGTATTCTTTTTTTTCACGTCATGAAGTAGATAAAAAAGGAAAAGATTTTAATAACGCAGAAAACCCATCTAATGGTAAGATTATGTGGTTGGCCTGGGGTGGGGACGCAGGGTTCTCATGGTCTAAAAAAATAGTAACACGGGAGAAAAATATGAAAAAGAACTTAGAAGTACAAGAAGTAGTAGAAGAAATTAAAGATATGTTGACAGAGGCAATAACTCCTATCGACACAGTAATTGAAATTTCAGATGATCTAGAAAAAGCAAAAGATAAATTTAAAGATGTTATTAAGCCAAGAAAAGGCGAACCATCAAATAAAGATTTGTATGCAAAAATTGTTGCTGAAGCAAAAAGAAAATTTGATGTTTATCCTTCAGCTTATGCAAATGGTTGGGTGGTACAAGAATACAAGCGCCGTGGTGGTAAATATAATGTAAGCAAGTCAGAGGGAATTGAAGACGGATTTGAAGAATCAGAAATTGAAGACAGCTTTGAAAAGAAATACCAAGGTTGTGGTTGTGAGACATGCAAGAGATTAGATGTGTCATGCGAGAATTGTCCTATATGTTCAAAGGGCGAAATGGATAAAGCAGATATGACAGACACAATGGGCTGCAAATGCAATGGTTGTATGGAATGTAAGGCATCTGGCGGGTGTGATATGAAAATGTGCAAAGGCCATGACAATATGTATAAGTCGGAACATTACGAGTCAGATAATGAAGAAGAAGATAAATGGAATAATATGGAGAAGGCCTGCTGGACTGGATACAGACAAGATGGCATGAAAGAAAAGGGTGGCCGAATGGTCCCTAATTGCGTTCCTATAGAAAAAGCAGAAGATTTAACAGAAGCAGATATGGTTACAAAATCATTCTGGGCTGGATCTTTTAAATTTAAAAAATAGCATAAAAATTAATTGACACAGCCGTAGCTGTTCCTGTATAATAATACATAGGGATGCTACGGTTTAGTGTTTAGGAAAATATGTTAAATTTAAACCTTCGTGGTGTAGAGATATTTATAAATAGATCAAAGACAAAAACTCAAGAAGCTTTTTGGAATAATTACGACCTTATAATCTGGAAAAGAAATGCTAATGGATTCACTGATAAAAATGGCATGTTTAGAGACGAATGGGGATTGGCAGAAAAAATAGCTGTCAATGAACAAGGGATCTGGAAGTTACCTAAAAAATATGTCAAATATTTTAAATGATCTAGGAATAGATAAAGACGATTTTGATTGGTGGCATCTAGCAATATGTCGTGGAATGGATACAAATTTATTCTACGAAAAGTATGAAGCAGATTCTAACATAGCCAAGAGTATAGATGAAGCATGCTTAAGTTGTCCAGTAATTAAAATGTGTCATGAGTCTGGAGTACAAAATTCAGAGTATGGAATTTGGGGCGGCATTTATTTAAACGCAGGAACAACAGATAAATCTAGAAATTTACATAAGACATCAGAAACTTGGAAGCGGTTAAGGAGCAAAGGTGTTCATTGATAAAGACAAAGATCATTTTAAGCACGGAATTAACCAGTGGACTGGTGATCCAAATAAGCCAGTATTTTATAACAATGAGATGGCACAGAAAATAAAACAGATTAAAGTGCCAGTAATGGGATTGCAGATGGATATTGCCAAATATCCAGATTTCTTAGCTATTAAATTGTATGAAGATAATTTTATCTTTTTTGAAGGAATTAAAAAAGAAATGGTTATTGATTATGTTGATAAGGTTAAGAAGGTAATTGAGTCATATGGAGTAAGATGCGAACTAATTGGGGTGCCAAGTGAAAGAGTATTATGACAGAGTGACCATTGTTTATATACATGATGAAAATGTATATGGAAAAGTTGAGAAAATGGGAGCATTTGCTTCAGAAGTAAGTTATCAAAAGGATGATGTAGAACATGTTGTCCTAATGGAAAATGACGAATTCGCTATTGTAGAAGAAATCGTATTTCAGCACTTTGAGGAAGAAAATTAATGGAAAAAATTCTATGCTATTCATGCAGTAAAACCAAGAACCAGCTAAATGCTAAAAGATCATCCTTGCTACCAATAAATTTACTAATGTGTGAAAGTTGCATAACATCTAAATTTGAACCACGCTGGCTAATTATTTTGGCGGGAAGATCCAATGGGGCAGACTATGTAAGAGATTATGTACTAAAGAAGCGATATGTGGGCAATGAGATATCTGCTTCTGAATTATTAGTTTAATATTCATTTTCCTGTATAATAGAGCATATAATGTCTATTGATATAACTACTATTATAATTTCAATTTCCGCCGCAGTTTTAGGTGGATTTGGAACTGCAATTGTTAATGCAGTAGCCCAAGCAAAAAGAGAAGAAACCAGAAAATTAGAAAGATATCAAGACCAGCTTAAATTAGAATTAAAGGATTTAAAGATAGCTCTCTACCAGCTTGAAAAAGACCTAACTGAATGGAAAGACAAGTATTATGATGCCATTCAGCAATTAATTGAGGTTAAGGCGGAATTAGAAGAAACATTAATTAAATTATCAATTATACATGTTGAGCATAAAGAAGACTAGACCATCGAATTTATAAATAGTATACTAGTAGTATGACCTGTATTGTTGCTATAGCTCAAAATGGAACCGTTTATATGGGTTCCGACCATGCCGCATCAGATGACAAAACTGGATGGATCATTGCAAGAAAAGAGCCAAAGTGTTTTAAAGTTGGTCAGTATGGTGTTGCTTTCACAGATTCATTTCGCATGGGACAAATACTTCAGTATTCCTGGAGTCCACCAAAGTACACTCCAACAAAAACAAACTCAGGTTTAGATAAATTTATGAGAACTAAGTTTATTGATTCCGTAAAGGTTGCTTTTAAAGACGGAGGGTTTGGAGCAATAGGGCAAAATTCAGAAGAAGATACGGGCGGAGTTTTTATTGTTGGGTTAGAAGGAAGAATTTTTACGATAGATGAAGATTTTCACGTAGGTGAAAATGTAGTTAATTATATGGCAGAAGGATCAGGCTCAATGTTTGCACTAGGAGCTTTACATGCTACAAAGAATCAAAAGAACCCTAGACTTAGGATTAAAGCTGCATTAGAGGCTGCTTCAGAGTTTTCAATGAGCGTCGCTCCTCCCTTTACATACATTCAGATTTAGAGTATAATTATATTATGAAGTGGCTAAGTAGATTAATTACAGTCCTATTAGGATTAGCTTCAGTCGGTGCTGTAAAACAGTTCTTTGATAAGTACACATTGCTTATATTTGATAAAGAAGACTTAGGGGAAACCCAAGAAGGTTTTGATGCAATGGATTTACGTGGCACTCCAACACACCAATGCATATGTGGTTCAGAAGTTTGGAATGTAAGAGCCGTGTTTGACAATTACGAGATAGCAACATACTTTTTAGATATGGAATGCGCTCAATGCGGAAGCCTTGCAACCGCACCAACCCCTTTAGATAGAGAAGGATTAGAAAATTGAGAAAATCAGAAAGATTAAGATTACTTGAGATGGAATTACTAAGATCTCAGTTTCAAATCGAATACTTGACAACTGCAGTCAATATGCTTTTGGATCAAGGAAAGGTGAAGGCGCCAGATATGGACGCTGGTAAATGGTATAAAGCTAAGTTAGACAACAAGTAACTATTGACGGATACTTGTATTTTTAGTAGAATAGACCACATGAACAAAAAAATAATCACGGCATTAATTGCCTTAACACTCATTGTACCCGCTACATCACATGCGGCAAATCTGTCTAATAAGACAATCACACCAACTGTTGCTATTTTAGATACAGCATTGGATTCATCGCTTCCAATTTTTAACGGAAGAATTGCCTACGAGGTATGTATTCTTGAATGGAATTCATGTCCAAATGGTAAGTCTTTTATGGAGGGCCCAGGGTCTACAAGCCTTCCTTCTAGCATTATTACAAAGAACGGTTTCGGCCACGGAACGCAAATGTCTTCTATTTTTGTAGCAAACAGCACGGATGTAAACATTGTTTTTGTTCGTATTATTGGAAACACTGCATCTGGAGAAAGACAACTTGCAAATGAAGTTACAATTACAAGAGCTTTAGACTGGGTATATAAAAATAAAGATTTGTTAAATATTCAGGCTGTTACAATGGCTCAAGGACATCATAATTTGGGGTCTTCAACAAACTATTGCCCAAACACTCCATCAACACAGTCACAATTAAAGACTTTTGTAGCCTCTGGTATACCAGTATTCTTTGCTGCAGGAAATGCTGGAGATCTAAAAAGAATTGATTGGCCTTCATGCATTGATGATTCAATAGCAGTTGGAGCATCCACATCACAAGATGAGTTAGCAATTTATAGCAATTATGATGAAAATAGAATTGACTTTGTAGCACTTGGAAATACAGTTGCTTCGTCTCCAATTACAGGAAAACAAGTTAGTGTTCGTGGAACATCTGCATCAACACAAATTGCTGCTGCAAATTGGTTGGCAGTAAAAAAGATTCGTCCAGGAATTTCTTATCAAGATCTATATGCTTTAATGCGAAACAGTGCAATACCAGCAAAAAGCACGAGTACTATAGTTGCTAAGTTAATTAGTTTTGATTCTGCAGTTAAATATTTAGCAGCAGATGCTGCGAAAAAGGCTGCAGAAGAAGCGGCTAGGGCAGCAGCAAAGGCTGCAGCAATTGATTTGTTAATGAAGAAACAAGAACAGGAAATCTTTCAAATTTTAGAAAAATATAATGCTTCTGTATTAGAACTATCTAAAGCTAAAGATTCTTCTATTGATACGTTAAAGAAAACAATTGCAGCGGAGGTAGCAAAACTTGGCTAATATGACAGTACTTGAAGAAATTGTTGAAGAAGTTTCACAAGAACTTTATCAAAAGCTTTGGAATGCAATTCCAGCAGAAGAACAAACTGAAGATTCATCTAGAGCAATTGGGCTTAATTCAAGAGAGACAACACTTTTTGTAATTCAAACCTTTATGAATAAATTTAATGCAGCAGCAGAAGAATTAAAGGATCAAGAAGAGGTCTTGACACCTGAACCACATATAGTAAAATAGGGTTATGCAAACATTCTTACCAGAGGCGGACTTTCAAGATACTGCAAAACATCTTGATCGTAAAAGATTAATTAAGCAAAGCGTTGAGAATTTACAGATTCTCAAATCACTTTCAGGAATGTATGAAAGTGGTGCATGGAGTAATCATCCAGCAGTTAAAATGTGGCGGGGACATGAAGATTGGTTGTTCCTGTACAATGAAGCTATCATACGAGATATAATCCTACGCGGGTACAAGAATACAACCCGTGCCTTGTTTGATGAGATATATGAAGAGAACTTCTTGGGATTAGAGTCAGATAAACCTTGGTGGCTTGGAAATAACAAGGTTCATTACACTCACAAGGGAAGATTATACGAAAAGGATCCAGAACACTATTGGTTCTACCAAGAGTTTGCGGACTACCGTGAATTAGGGTATACTTGTTGCGAATCGTGTAGTTATTTTTGGCCAACACATATGGAGGGCAAATGAATATTACCGATAGTGATTTTGAGAAAACAATTAAAGAAAATGATTTAGTATTGGTAGATTTCTGGGCGGATTGGTGTGGACCATGTAAAAGGGTTGCTCCAATTTTAGAAGAAATCTCTCAAGAATTTGGATTGACTATAGCAAAGCTTGATGTTGATACAAACCCTATCATGGCTGGAGAATACAAAGTTGTATCAATTCCTACCATGATTCTTTTTGAAAATGGTATCCCAATCAAAACCATAGTTGGGGCAAAACCAAAGCATTTGATGCTTAAAGAACTTGAAGAATGGTTATAGACTTCTGTGATCACAAGAAACACAGAGAAATTAAGGAGAATAAATTAAATGAACTCATTTAAGAAAATTGCTCTAGCCATGGTTGCAGCCATGACTTTGGGCACAATCGTAGCAACACCTGCAAGTGCTGCTGTAATGACAGTTGCTGTATCTCTAGATGGAACTGCCAACACAACGGCATCTGCTATTGCTACACCAGCTTCACTACCAGTCCCTGCAGATAATTCAGTTGATGCTGCTGACGCATTAAAGTTCGTAGCAACAGTTGACACGGGAACATCAGTTTCTGTTGTAGCAACAAACGCAACAATCGTGTCTGCACTACACACATCTGCTGCACCAGTAGGAGCATCGTCAGGATCATCATCTTTGACAATCGCAACTGGTACAGGAACAACTGCAACATTCTGGGTCTACACAAAGACAACAGCAATTGGAACAGTAACTGTTACTAACCAGGGTACTACCTTTACATATTATGTTCAGGGTACTGCTGGTAAGATTAATAATCTAGTAGTTTCAGCTCCTGCAACAGGTGCTGCTGGAACAAAGCAGGACATCTTGGTTACAGCAACAGACGTATTTGGAAACAAGGTTTCTGCAAAGTCTATTACTGCAACAGTATTTGCTGCAACAGCAACACTTGATTCAGCAACAGCAACAACTGGTGCCACTCTTTCAGATTTTGGAGTTGCAAAGTTTACAGCAACACTTCCAGCAACTGGAACACGTTCACTAATTATGTTTGCTCCAACAACATCTTCTGATGCATCATCTGCAGACGTAGTTGGTCTAACTGCTCGTACACTTGCACCATTTGCAGAAATCACAGTTCGTGATCTAGTATCAGAACTTGCTGCTGAAAAGGCTGCTAAGGATGCTGCTCTTGCTGCTAAAGCAATTTCAGATGCTGCAGTTGTAAAGGCTGCTGCTGATGCTGCAGAAGCTAAGGTAGCTGCAGATGCAGCACTTGCTGCTGAAAAGGCTGCTTCAGTTAAGGCTCTTGCGGATGCAAAGACTGCTTCAGATAAGGCTCTTGCCGATGCAAAGCTTGCTTATGATGCAACAATTGCTAAGTTGACTGCAGATAATGCTGCAGCACTTAAGGCAATAAAGGCTTCTTTCAATGCACTTGCAAAGCAGTGGAATGCAAAGAACCCAAAGGCTAAGGTTACCTTAGTTAAGTAATTAAATTACGGTGGGGCGGGATAAACTCCCGCCCCATTTATTTAAGAAGGAATTATGGGAAAACATTTAGATAAAGTTAAAAAAGCTTTAGAACAAAGAATTGCTGCAACACCAAATGGGGCTGGTTACAAAAAGCCTGGCAGCATGAATAAAAAGAAGACTGGATATAGAGGACAAAAGGCTAAAGGCCCCAAATAATGTTTAGTGGATTTTGTGAAATAAAAGACTGTAATAATAAGGCAACTAGAATTTCTGGTAAATTAAACGGAGTAGTCATAGATATATGTGATGACTGCTGGTATGAGCAGTATAAGTCTTAATCAACTAAATGCTATAATAGATTCATAGATGGACTTCTAGACCCATCTAAATTAAACAACCTATAGGAGAAACAAAATGGACGGAATTAACACAGACGGATTTGCTAACACAAAGCCAGCAGGAACAAATAACATTGATGGAGCATACGCTCCAAACCCAGCATCAGCATTTCCAGCAAAGGACGTGTCACAGCAAGGTCCAGTAGGAACTACTGACAAGATGGTTCACAGCGCAGCAGAAACATCAGCATTCGGCACAGGTAAGTAATCATGTGCGCTATGTGTGGATGCGGTAAAGAAGCATTCATGGGCGTAGAAATGCCTAATCAAAATGTTTATGACGTAGGCGCAACAGGACTTGTTTCAAAGCCAACAATGTTTGGAACAGAATCACAAGACACTATTGGAGTGGAACGTAATCTTCCACTTACCAATGCCCCACAGATCGGAATTAATTAATGTCAGATATTAATGGAACTGGAATGGAAGCTCCTCCAAACCCAACACCAGCAGGTGCTGTAACTAGTAGAGAAGCAACCAGAAAGAATCCGAAGCAAGGACTTAGGCCTGGAATCAAAGTAGATACAAATAAGCATGGAATTCGTAGAGAAACAAGCTTAGTACCAAAGCCACCAAAGAAATTTGGACGGAAGAAAGACTAATTGATTATCTTAATGACAGCCCACATTTAATTATGTGGGTTTTCATTATTTAAGGAGGCTTATGTCCAAATATATGGATAAAGATTGGCTGTATCAACAGTATGTAGTTCAAGAAAGATCAGTTACAGAAATAGCAGAAGATTTAAAAATACCTAGAGAAAAGATAGTCTTATGGTTAGATGAACATAAGATATATAGAAATTGGAAAAGACCCAATATAAAACCAATTAAAAAAAGTGCTTGACGTAAACAAATATATTTAGTATCATTAAGATATGATTAAACCACTAGGAAATATTTTGCTTGTCAAAAAGATTGAAAGCGCAGAAAAAACTACAAAGACAGGGTTAGTTATTTCAGCAGCATTTACAGACACAGGGCCAAGCCAGGGAATCGTTATTGCAGTTGGAAATGGTGAGGCTAACTACAAGGGAGATGTAATACCAATTAATGATATTGATGTAGGCAATATAGTATTTTTCCCAGATCATGCGGGAACAGATATTGAAGATGAAGACGGAACAAAGTATATTCTTGTAAATTGCAAGAATGTTTTAGCTATTAAGGAGCAGTAATGTCAAATCCAACAGTAACAATTGTGGGCAGAATTGGACAAGACCCAGAGGCGGTAGGCTCAAATGGATTGCGTTTGCGAGTTGCAACAAATGATCGTGTAAAGAATGATTCGACAGGTGAATGGGAAGACAAGAATACCTCATGGTGGACAGTAAAAGCTTGGAAGCGCCTTGCAGAGCAGTCTAAGGACGTTTTGAAAAAGGGGCAGGAAGTAATAATCGTAGGTAAAGTGTATGAAGAAAACTGGACGGATAAAGAAGGTGCTAAGCGTACCTCATATGAGATTAATGCTGAATCAATTGCAGTAACTACATTTAGTTTATCTAAGAATAACGCTTCATCAGGAGATCAGTTTCCATCATATAAAAAGTTTGCAGAAGTTCCATTCTAAATGATTTATTGGTTAGTTAATAAACTATTCTGGTGGGCACCATTTAGGAACGCCATATTTGCTGAGGTTCACATGTATGATGAATTAGATAAGGTTATTAATGAGCCAACAAATAATTTAGCTTGGGAAGAAGGCGGATTATGGTATGGATATTCTTATGATAGTAATGCAGGACGTTATTATTTCGATGACATTGGGCATGATGACTTGCTTGATCTTTTAACTCAAAGGTTGGATAATAAATAATGTGGTCCTATGTATTAGCAGCAATTGGCGTAACAGGAATATTCTTTGTTGGTCGCAAGACAATATGGGGATGGCTAGTCCTATTAGTAAATGAATGTTTATGGATTGTTTATGCCATAACAACTAAGCAGTACGGCTTTATATTTGCAGCTATAGCATACGGAATTGTATATATTAAATCCTATCTTTTATGGAGACGGGAATCAGAAAAGGGGATAAAGGCAGATGGCACAATGTAAGTGTGGATTCACAAGAGATCCAGATAATAAGTGTAACGGCACACACAAGGTAGTTCAGGCGGTCAGAGAAGAGATTGTAAAGGGATTAGAAGCCCTTCCAGTAGAGTACGCATTCACAAATGCCCTAGGCATGAAAATGATGGCAATTAAGGTGGCTAAGGGTGAATAAGTATATCTATGTATGTAGAGTTTGTGATACAAAGATGACCTTTGAAACACATGCTAGTATGTCCAAGTCTATAGGATGCGTTTGTGGCGGGTCAGCAATGTGGATTGGATCAAATATTGACTCCAGCATTTACGAGAATCAGGTGGATTTTGAGTAAGAAACTAAGTATACTTATCCTATCAATCATAGGCATTGGAGCTATTGCCTACAACTATCTACTACAGTTTAAAGATATAAAATTTAGTGAATTATATGATGATGAAGAAGATTCTGACATATATGATCGCAATTAGTGAAGCGAAAAAGTGCGGCGGTAGAAGACATGTTTGAAAATTTTTTAAATGGCATCATATGCAGATTTAAGGGCCATATCCTGAGAGAAGCAGGAACCTGCCCATATACTGGATCAACCTATGATGTGTGCACCAGATGTCTGATAATGATTCCAATTCAGGTGGCGGAATAATGGGCATATTAGACAACTTAGAAGGATATATAGAGTTTGAAGAACCATATAAGGTGGCATGTAGTAAATGTAATAAGCTATTTATCAAATCAACTGATGATCCATTTATCTGCCTCATGTGTTCTCAATGAACCATAGATATGGTTGGAGATGTAAATGTGGGTCAGAGATGACCATGGATATAATAAAACTAATATCCATTCCAGAATGTCTATTATGTGGTGATTTAATGTTTATGATGTACTCCATAGATCCGCAGGGGGCGGTATGGATGAACAAGGCATTGCTATTAGATGGGGCGGAAGATTAATATGACAGAGATGACAAGTGTTTCAACAGATCTACTGGACTGTGAATGTGAGCCATGCCTGGAAGAATTAGAACATATGGGCAGATCATGACGGGCGGAACCAAGAGAAATGATACAATAGACCAATGATAACAATACTAGCTATACTTACTACATGGTATCTAACCAAGGTATATTACACAAAGACTCTAAAAGTCTCAATGTATGATTTAGAGCAGCATGATCTGATGCAAGCAACTTGCAGCAAATGTGCTCAAACAATTGTGATCCACATAGACAATATGAGATCACCCTTTTACTGCCTAGCTTGCAAATAGATCAAAATACCCTTTAACTCCTATATCCCCCCGCCCTTTATATGGTCTTAAAACCCCCTTAGAAGGCTTATTTGACTGCATAGATATAGATAGAGATGAAATAAATTACTATTAATTAGTGTCAGATTACTATCTATTTATCGACAAATAGTTATATGAGTAATTGGGCGACCTTAATAAACTCCCCATAATCCTCCATTTTGCTCCACATGCACCCACATGCTCTGCATATTTCAGGGATTTTGTCAATGCTCTCGTAAATAGGCATATATGCCCCCAATCTGTCAATATAAATGTCGACAATTTGTGACAAAATTTGGGGAGATTCTGCATACATTCTATTAGATTTAGTATACATTCTATATGTATTTAAATAGATTTGTCGACATTTGTCTACAACTTTCAGGGATTTTTTACATGTAGTCGTAAAGGGAGAATTTGGCCCACATGTCCACAGATTTTATCCACAAAAAATCCACACCCTGTGGATAAGGATGTGGATAATTTTGAGAGATATGTTTAGTTAGATATATATCCTATTGGCCTTAATTTATCTGATGACTTTTGAGCTATTCCAAATCTCCTTCTATGTCTTGATATAGACAAGGGGTGATTTCTTTTATCCGCCTGGATATCTGGTGCCCGCCCTAGTCCTTTTGGAAGATCATCAGGTAATGACTTTTCAAACTTAGCTAGCTGCTTGTCACTTGGGAATGGACCTTTGACTTTCTTTATCAACGACACGATGTTCCTTTATTTTGGCAAGGATAAGTTCTTGAAGTCATACTTCTTTGTTATCTGTTGTATGTAGTTATTTAGTTCATTAGCAAGAAATAGGCCTTCTGATGTCCGCCCGTTTTCCCAGTCATTGTTATGTCGTTGTGCTTGGTATCTGATTGTTTTAACTATCATTTCCATAATGCGGTCAATGGTGTGATAAGGTTGGTCTGCTAATGAATGTGCAACGATAGATGAATTAAAGTAATGGTCATCTGTTGCATTTGCTATTTGTTCTGCTAACTTCATTTCTGTTGTTTTCATTGTTCCGCCTTTCTTAAGTTGTAACCTGCTATTTTACCACAATAGGGAAGGGGTGGCAAGCACGTACTCAGCCACCCCTTCGATCTATGGTTGTTACTTGGCCTTGCTGACCTTTGTCTCTGCAGTAAATGTTACGCCCTTAGCTACTGCCTCTTGTAGAGCTACCTTTGCTGCGCCTGAGAAACGGCCACGAGCTCCTACTGTAATGCCTTGCTGCTTTAGATATTCACGCTTTGTTGTCATTTGTTGTCCCCTTTCAAGAGATCTGATTTATATTTATTATATCAACTATTTACGAATTTGTAAATAGTCCCAGCCGATATTTAATTGTGTCGTAACAGCGCTTGCTTGCCCCTACGAATTTTTAATTAAACCTTCACGATCTTTAATTAATCTAGCAATGATGTTGTGGGCCTCAATGTTTTCGGTTTCGCTGCCACCCCACAGTAGCTTTTGTGCTTTATCTAATTGATCGTTCAGGTAGTTATCACTCATCTTCATCTTCTTCCTCCTCTTCGTCTTCTTCCTCTTCAAACATTGTGTCGACAATGTAGTCCCTGCTTAGCATCCAGTCCTGTACATCTTCGTGGTGCTGTTCGGCACCGTATTCCAGGGAGAACCCCATGCCAGCCTCTACAGCCTCACACAGGTGGTCCCACATCTGATCCTTAGTTACGTTGGCTTTGTATGTCTCATCCTCTAGGATGTTGTTGATTGTTGACCAGGTCCATAGCCAGACCATGGACAAACCAAGGTCGGTGGTATCAAGAATCTCTAGACACTTATTTAACTTATCTTTGTCATCAGGCTTCATCATTTACTCCTATTACATTAATTGGGTCAAATACAAACTCTTCTTCATCTTCAATTAAAGGAACATCTTCTTCACCTTCAATTAGATACACATCTACTGGTTCAATATTATTGTCTGTTTCTATTTCATTCCAATCAATTGAATCAAGTTGATCTGCTTTGTCATATGCCTCATATGAATCTTTTGCTTCCAACTCCACCCAATACATGACTGGCTTTTCACCAATAACTCTGAATGTTGCCATTACAGGTGCCCGTCCTTTCGATTTTCTTCGATTAGTCCAATCGCAAATGATAAGTCATATGTTAGTTTATATAGTTCTACTAATGCGTCAAGTCTGCCATTATGATAATCATCTGACTCATCATGTTCATTGACAGCCAATGGGTCACCATTTTGAGCAGCCTGGAAGTTTTGCTCAGCAATTAGCATTAGATTCTTTAGTTCGCCGTGCATGATATCAATACCGCTTACACCTGCATTGACCATGCGTTGCAAATGAGGCGGGAGTTGAATAGTATTATTCATCGATATAACCTTTCGTTAGTAGAGTTCATTATATCAGTAGCCACTGACAATAAATGCTTGGTTGCGAATATCTGTCCATTTAAATACATCTCTTGATCATTGTTCCCGTCTGACCATATAACAGATTTATTATAAAGTAGCTTTTCTAAATCCTGTTCTAAACTAGTTAGATGTAAGTTTATATAAGCAAGGAATACAGATGATTTAGTCAAAATAACCCTCCGCCCATAGTCCCTTTAAAAATTCCTCTGCTTGATCTAATCCAGCATGAATTCTTATTTGTGTATTTGGGACGGATTTCTTAGAAAGACAGATAGCCCTAATCATTTCATCTAATTGATCTAATGTATATCCTAACATCATTCATCCCACCAATACTTTACAATAGTGTTTAATGTGGTGTGAATATTGCAATCGCAATCCCCACCGTTCATGTTCTCCATATATTCAAGATGTTGTTCATTATCCATGTACATCTCATTTACTAGTTCATCAATTGTTCTCATGTGATTATTATATATTAGGGGACTGACAAATGGAATAGAAAAGCTGTGTGATTCCCGCCACATTGTGGCGCATCTCACAAAATTTCAGGGGATTTTATATTGATCTCGTAAGAAGATTATGCTACCCTCCGTCTTTGCGGGCAATAAAAAACCCTGGATGATTAGATCCAGGGGTTCTTACTAAGGCTGCTAGAGGTAACCAACGAAAGTAAAAACTCTGCTTTATTTAACCCCTGGCTAATAAATCAACTGATAGAGGCACCTTTACTTATTTAAACTAATGCTGGTGAATATTTCTTTACAAAACTATCTAGGGACATTTCAAACATTGGTATGTCTAACATCCCACGGACCTTGTACTCAGTCGACTCAGACCAAGGCGCTTCCTCATGCAGACTAAACGTTTGCGTTGCCCAATCAATTAATGGAATCTTATGTTCATTATCGCTAATTGAATTTACCTGCAGGCCCCAGCCTGTTTGTGAATTCCAGTCATCGCCAACCAATTGTGAAATACAAATACGTGTTGCATATGATTCATCTGCCCAACGTCCACGGGCGGTGTCTACAGCACTTGCTAGATTTGCTAGCATGTTGTGTCCAGCCCAGTGTCCGTACAACACAATTGTTTCACCGTTTGATTGCTTGAATGCAAAGTTTGCTCTGTCTCCCATTATAGTTCCGCCTCTTCTAATGTAGGTACTTCTTCGGTTTTATTTAATTCTATCATCTCATAGGACACTTTGTCTAGGGCCCCTTCGAATTTGTTCTTGTGGTGTCCACAGAAATATAGTTCACCTTCAACTAGTTTAATTAACCACATAGCTTGGGCAGAAATGCCGCATTTATCGCAAGCAATCCATCGATTTAGATCTTCGGTCATAGGTGCCCACCTTCAATCATGTCTGCTAATTTATCTAGTAACCAAGAATCGATGTCCATCACATCAATTTCACGCAACTTCTCTGTGATTTCCTCACGAGCCCAGCGTGCCCCATCTGTAAAGCCATCTTGGTATGTGTCGCCCATTTTAATCTCTCCTATATCCCGTTGGTTCTGAATCGCTTTCATGAATTAGTTCTAGGTTATGTTTTTCACGAAGTCGTGTTACTTTCTCAATACTACCAGTTCCAATGTTGAATGTCAATGAATCCATTGCTTCAGGATCCAGGCCAGTAATTTGTGCATCCCAGTAGGCCATCTCCATGGCCAACTGGTCTGGTGCACGAAGTTCAAAATACATTAACCCTCAATTCTATCTACAGATGATGATAAATAATCTACACCTTCAGGATAAGATACAGAATCAAAATCAATATCATGAATTAAGTTATGTGCAGACTCTTCATCACGAGCATTAACTGTAATTGAATACATAACTGTAACTTCTAGTTCAAACTCGTTTGTTAGTTCGAATCCACAGATGCTTGCAATCTCCTCTGCTTGACTTTCTGAAATAGAATCATCATCTAATGCTTCTAATGTAAATTCTTTCATGTTGTCACGCATCTTGTTTAATTCTGCAGATGTGCTGAAGTCACGCTGAGTCACACGTTGTACATGTTCTTCCAACTGTGTGATACGTGCCTTGTTTTCTACTAACTGTGACTCAAGAAATTCTCTTGTCATGTAGTGGTTATCTGTTGTTGTTTCCATTTTTTCCTCTTTCGTTTGGTTTGTTGTTGGTAGTGTAGCATGCTCCACTGACAATAATGTAGTTTTACGGCCACATGGACATGTGAGCTCCGTCACACCAGATGGGAATCCAAATCCATCTGATGATGTTAGTTCGATTAAAGAATCACATTCATTTGGATCGCAAACAAATGTATATTTAGATGAGACTAAATCTGTCATGATTCATACCCACACTTCTGGCATATGTCTACGCCCTTCTCATCATTATATTCAACACAATCTGTGCCATCACATTCACGACACATGTTGTCATATTCTGATTCTGAGATAACTACACCACGAAGAATTTCTAGTTCCCCACCCCAGCCTGTTTCCTCCTCATATGATAAAGTAAATAGTAAGTCAGGGTATTGTGCAGACAGTTTAGTTAATGCACCCATTGGACGAGACCAAGCAGTATTAAAGTTGTAATGCACAACATGGTTATCGCCATTAGCAGTATCTTCAACTGTAGTATCAGGATACTTATCACCTACAGATACGGCAACATCCCACTTTGTTCCCCATTCACGGCAATTAAAGTTATACCAATCATTAGTAAGACACTTCATTGCTTCTTGAATTGGGATGGAATGGTCGGGTTGTGAAAGATATACATCCTCACTAATACCTGCATCTACATAGTTATAGATATTGTGAAATGCAAAGATAGGCTCTGCATATAGAGTATTCTTCTTCATGAATGTATTAGTGCTGACATCCCATGAGTCATGTGTTTGTGTAAATGGCTTATTTAATTGAGCCATCATTTTCTTTACAGAATCTGGATTACCTTCTACAGTTAATCCGTTATATACCCAGTTTGGCATATTGTTCCTTTCGTTGGTTGATGCCATTATTATAGGGGTAGCCACTGACAAATGTCAACAGTTTTTCAGGGCTTTTTTTATATTGTCCGTAACATGATCCCGCCGCCTTCAAAATTGGGGGCATCTCTGCAGCTTTGTCAAATCAAAACGCCGTAGCGTGAGCAGTTTTAAATCATGCTCAGGATTTTATTTATTAGAAAGCAGAAACCAATTTCTTGATTTTGTTTTTCTCAGCAGTTAGAACAGGGTCAAATCCTGATGCGCCCGCCATTAGTGATTCAGAATTGCCACGGGCTGTGCGGTAGTAATCCAAACGCTCAGTAAGCGCATTAAACGCACCCCACTTTGTGCCCTTGATTGTAGAGTTGGTTGGTGAGTTATGATACAAATCATCAAGCAACACAACTTTGTTTTCCCACTTAGTCAATGCGCCCTTTGTATCTTTCTCAGGCTTAGGATAGATTGTGCGAATCAACTGTGAAAATTGTGCATCAGTAATTGACTGAGAATAAAGAGCCTGCGCTTCTTTTTCAAATTCATCAAAGTATCCTAGAGCAAGTCCAAGAGTTTCACGAGCAACCTGAATGCGACCTTCAACAGATTGTGTGTGACGAATCTTGAAAGATTGCTTAGCATTCTTCATTGCAAGGTTCAATGTGTTTTGGCAAACAACACGAACAGGAGTAACGGCTGCCTGAACAGCAACTGAGCCGTCATGTGAAGTCCAAACGATCAAATACAATTTGGTTTCGTCATTTGCACCTTGTGGGTCAAGCACCATTGTGCGGGGAATGTCCACTGTGCCAAATACAACTTTACCGCTACGCAATGAGCCAGCAGATTCCCAGCGACAGTCTGCATTAGCATCATGAATTGCATCTGCAAATGCAAACAATTCTTCATTTTGTACAGGCTTGTATCGCTTGCCAACAGTAGCAAGAACATCTGTCCCCTTATTGAATGGGTTGTCACGAATAACCAAAGATGCATTTGAAACATCATTCCATGATTCGTCAATGTGATTTGTGATTGGAGATAAGCGAACATTCCAATTTGCCAACTTTGCTTCTTCAAGCATTGTTGCCGTTGTAACTTCCTCATCTTGTGCAAAGATGCGATTTGCAAGATTGTGCCATGCAGGTGCGCCACGCAAAGCGAATGCAACTTCGCCGTTTTCCATTTCGAGATTATGAGCCATTTTTATTTCCTTTCGATTGGTTGTTAAACTGAGTATAACATAGGAGGCTGACATTAACAAGATTAGATAGTCTTATGTCGACAAATTTGGTGTGATCATTCTCACAAATTTTCAGGGCATTGTGGATAACTGCCGTAAGGCTGTGGATAACCCCGCAACTATGGGGGCAGCAGCTGGGGCGGGGAGAAAGGTCCCGCCCCAACGTGCTATGCTAAGTGTAACTCTTTAGCAGTAATAACTTTTGTTTTGTTATTTACTTTATTTACAATGTCTTCGTTAATAAACATTGCAGTTGTTTTCTTTTTCTTTAACGTATCAACTACATAAGCACTTACTTTACCATTAAAGCGGCGGAGATTAGAAAATACTAATTCAGTTAAGTATTCCTTATCAACGCCTTGCTCAGAGTAGATAGTTAAATCATTTAGTTTGTTAGCGTCATAGATTTCAATTCTAAAACGATTACGCATTTTATTACCTTTGTTAGTAGGGACACCCGAAGGTGTGAGCAGTTTTAGTTGTCATGCTCAGGACATTTTCCTTATTAGGAATTATAGATACTGCGCTACTGCGTTGTATGTTGATGTGGAAACTGTTTCCTCATCTGTCATTTTGAGAATACGGATTGCGTTTTCTAGTTCCTGCTTCATCTCTGAATAAGAGTGGCGATGGAGAACTTCGTAGTCCTTCTCAGGCTCTTTAGGCAAGTCCTTCTCTGATACTGTTAGGTCATAGTCAATGTTGAGAGTATTGTTCCATGAACGATAGTTGGTACGGAAGTTTTCTGCCTTCTTGATGTTGGCAATAGCGTAGTCAGAAATCTCTTTCTGCCAAGCCTTGCGTAACTTTTCATACTTTGCTTCGTTGCTTTCTTGATTAGTCCAATCAAGTTCTAGTTTCGCTAAGCGAGTTTCTAGTGCCTTGATGATTTTAGGTGTTGCGATTTTAACGCTGATTGCTTTTCCTCTAGCCATTTGTTTCCTCTTTCGTTAGTTGGTTTGGTTAGTTGTATTATAGCGGAGGGGTCTGACATTTCTGCGACCCCTCCACTTCCTTATACTAGGTTTGCGTTGCTAACTGTTGTCCAACGAGTTTCCTTTGTTGGCATTTCCAGTAGCACACGCACCGAGCCAGATGCGTTAGGAATAATCTCCTTGATTACTCCAGTTTTCTTTGACTTTAGAGTGGTGAATAAATCGCCAACCTTGTAAGTGTATCCATTTACTGTCATTTTGCTTCCTTTCTGTTTAGGGTGTTATTGTAGCATTAGGGTCTGACATTTATCAAGCCCCTGGTGTGAGTTGCCTCACAAGTATTCTGTTAGATCGCCGTCCATAATTGAATAGACATCTACGCCTTCAGACTCAGCAACGGCGTCCCACAATTCAGCTTCGCTGTAATTTCCATCAGGATACCACTCAGATAAGATAGAATAAAGATTACTCATCATAGTCCTCCTGTACTAGCCAAGCATCTAAGTGGTGAGCATCTACTATTGCAGACGCTGGGCATGAAGTCTGGCCTCTCCAAGTGATACCTTCAGGCAGATTAATTTCTCTACTATACTCCTCATCATAGAACGCATCTATAGCATCTATGCAAGGTTGCACCATTGAGACGGGAACTGGTGGGTAATGATTACCCTGTAAGTGATAAGCAAGTCCTGCCTCTAGTGATAAATCATCTACAAGTGCTTGTGCTGTTGAGTATCCCATTTATTCTGCCACCTTAAGAATTGCATAGGACCCGTTAAGGTTAATCTCATCAAGAATTGGTTGCAGGCGGGGTGCAATTAAATCTTTTAGCATTGACTCTAGCATAAAGATACGAGTACTCTCGTCCATGTTAAGTATTTGTGCCGTTACTGGGTGATTGTCTGCAAACTCTGTTACAAACTTTAGATTGTGTTCTACTAGCATTTTTTGCCTTTCGTTGGTTGGATAAGAGTATTTTAGCATAGGCCACTGACATAACCTAATTCATTTACGCATAACTTTTGTGATAAACCTCACAATTTCCAGGGTGTTTTGGTGCTTGCCGTAAGCGAAGTTTTGCCCCCACGTTTTTGGGGGCAGCTTAGCAGTTTTGTCAACCTTTAAATATTTTAAATGCGATATAAAATGGCGCTACTAAAATTCCAAAACCAATTACAGAAATAATTGTTGCAATCAAATCAATCATGATCAGAATCCTTTTTATGTTTTATTTTACGTGTGTATTTTTTTTTATTGCGTACAGGTTGCGCCGCATTACTGCGACGCAATTCCTGTATGCGTTTTACTTTATCTCGTAGTGAATTTTGGAACATTGTATCCACTGGCTTCATGAAAACGATTTACATCAAATCGTGGATTATCTTGTGCAAACATCACAGCAAAATCATTTACGATTTTAGAAAATAAAGCGGGATGAGATTTATCGCTAGCAAACTTTAGAATTTCTGCTACTGCCACATAATCTTTTCTTGTCATCATTTAACTGATACCATTCCTGTTCTGTATAGTGTTTTGGTATGCATTTTACCATTAGGCTCTGACAGATTTACAGTTGAGTATTCATTAGCAAATCCCCAATCTATAAAACTGCGGTAAGAATTAACAGCATCTAACGCATTATCAAATTCAACTGCAAAGTGTGGTGTAAAACCATCATAGGCACAAGTAACTCTGTACATTAAATTAACTCCTCATCTATTACGCAATCGCAAGGTTCAATGTCGAAATCATAGTTATCGCCAAAGAAAATAAATCCAGCACCACCGCAATCATCACATTCGATAGCGGTTACATTAGTTAGTTCATCTAGAATGTTTCCCATTATTAGTTTTCCTTTCGTTGTTGTTATGGTTGAAATTATAGCGTAAGGGTCTGACAAATTAGTCAGACACCTTAACCGCAACAGTAGCCCAAAAATCATTTATGCCATGAGTTGGGCTAACCTGTACGACATAGGCTTCAAGCCCTTCACCGTACCAAATGCCGTCACGCTTTTCAGCATGAACGATAGTTCCCTCATCATTTCGAGAATGTGAGCGATAGTGTTTTCCTACTAGTAGGGACGGGATAGATAGAGTTCTTGCTGACATTAGTTGTCACCTTTCGTTTGTTGTTATGTATGGAATTATACACGAGGGGTCTGACATTTATCTAATTACTAGCGAGTAATTTCACAATGTGAGACGCTCAAGACATGTGATAAATCTCACAAAATTCCAGGGGTTTTCCACAGATCTTCTTAAGTTATCCACAGCCCCCACAAAAGATAGGGGCGGATCCCCCTAATGTCAAGGGGACACGCCGTTAGTTAGCTATGAGATACGCCACACCAAAGCCTATCATGGCGCATAGTATCACTACCATTTGTCTCGCCTTACCTTGTAGATCTTGTATGCAATTAGGACGGCGGTAGCAATAGCAATACTATGCCAAGGTAAATAGATAGCCCCTAAGAAACTATCAAACTCTAAACCATAGTCATTTAGTTGTAGTTGTACTCCACTAGTAATCATTACTTATCTCCAAACATGTTAAACACTTCATCTAGTTGTTCATCTGTTAAGTGGTCAATCTCAATAGCCTTAGTAAATCCAAACATGTCGTCCTCTTCTCCTAACCATTCCATAAGTGCCTCTTCTTCATCTAGGTGTGCGTATTGGTCTGCAACATCTGCTTGAATAGTATCCCATTTAGTCATTTACTTACCTACCTCAATCTTTTGAATGTTAGCGGAGAACTTTAGTTTCTTTCCTAGTTCGCTATCGTTAAGTGATGCGATTAGGTGGTCAATAGCCTTTACCTCATTCGCTACATTGTCGATAGATAGTAGGCGAGAGCCTTGCCAAATTGAGTAAGTGATAGTCATTAGTTTTCTTCTTTCGCTAGTAGGTAATCGTTATTTAGAGAGCGGTTAGTAGTAGAGAACATAGCCTCTATCTTAGCCTTGTTAGCCTCACGCTGTTTAGCGTATTGGGCTTGCTGGTATTCTCTGAATTCATCTAGTGTCATTTACTGTTCTTCTTTCTGTTAGTTTCTTATGGTGATAATACTAGGGTATAGGTCTGACAAATTGGGGAGATACGCTATTAGTTAGCGTGTGATTTAGAACACACATCTTTGTGGATAGATAGCCATCCACACTCTGAACAGATAGCGTCTCCTAGTCGTGCTAAGAGTTGCTCTCTGCTTTCTAGAGAGTTTCTATTCTCATGTATTGAGTTCATTTAGAACTCCTTTCTTTAGTAAGTGTTTCTTACTTTCTATAACTTTACTCTACAGGGGGGGTCTGACAAATTGCAACCCCCCATTAGGTACAATTCGGACATTTACAAAAGAAATCGAAAAAAAGTAGGTGATAAGGGTCACATATGGGGGCACTATACAGACAAAACGGACATTTCTATAGTGTGTATCATACAAATTAAAACTCTATTAACATTTTATGAAATATGATTCCTAGTTGACCAAAACATAGGGCGGGAAATAAAAGTTTTCATAACTCTTGACCTAATAAATTTTGTAATGCTATCATAATAACCTTGGACAGTTTTAGGAGATCACATCAAGGGTTTAAACTCCAAGTGCATGATGACGGAAGTGTATAATTTCTTTCAGATAAAGGCAACAGCTTTAACCGATGAATTGCGAATTTATAACTTGACAATTTCGGGGTACCTTAAAAAGTTATTTAAGGGTATAGGGTTTGTATGCAAAAAATCTGGAAGTATCATTATTAAAAAAAATATTATATTAACATTATATAAGACTAAAATCTTAGTCAACTAGAATAATAGAGAGAAGTAAAACAATGGCTACAAAAAAAGCGGGAAAAGAAGCAGAAAACACCACTTGCTACACATATAAGGTAGAGATGTTAATTCAAGTCCTTGCTAAGGATGAACCAACAGCTTTGGAACAATTAGAAAAATCTGGTGGCTATGTTACAAATAGAGAAGTTACTTTAATGGATTCTGTTGCTTTATATAATGGAAGCGCTAGCTAATAGAAAAGGGATAACTTTTTATCTCCCGCCCTTTTAAAGGGGCATTAGTACCGAAGGTACAGAATTACCCTGTTAGGGCCTTAAACCCCTCTCAGGGTATTTTTATGGGGTATTCCAGCAAATAGCTAAGATGTTGAAAATATGGTCTCTTCTCGCCGAAGCACTTTTTTCGCACTAATTGCACTATATGACCGATATGTACTATATTTTATGCATATATAACAAGAAACCCAATCAGAGGCGGATCCGATTGGGTTCTTTATATCTTGCGATATATGTACGCAGGAACATGTGGGATGCTACAACTACGTACAGTTTAATTGTAAAATAGCTTTTATTCTAAGTCAACTGTTTTTAAAATAAAGTTTGTTGGCCATCTTCATCTACAGCAGAATATGAAGGGGCAGGCCCAAGAAGGTATCCATCCTCATGATATGAAACCATCTTGGATGTATCTTCTGGTCCAACTAGTTTGTTTGCAATAATTGTTAAAAGGTCATATATACGGTGTAGCATAATATAGTTAACCATTGGTAAGTTATCTTCTAAATCTGAAGATGTTGGTTCATTTGTCATCTGGTCTACCTAAGTCTTCCCAAAATTTTTCCCGCCCCATACTATCAATAGGAATAATAGGGGTACTTTCACACTGGCAATCTTTGTCACATGTCATTTTTTAACCTTTTCCATAGTCTTTATAATATCGTCATAAAAACCAAACCCTATAAACTTTTTATATTCACAGGATAGGCAGTATAAGTATACTTCATCATCTATTGATTGGTTAGGAAGAAGAAAGCCTTGATCTAGTGGGCAAACCAGTCTAGGAACAAGGCCTTCTTCAGAAAGTGCTATGTATTGAGATACTTGCTGTATCCTACGCATTTTCTCCTACTTCTGAGTAGTTGGGAACTTTAAATAAAATTCCTTAGCTCTTTGGGTTAAACCCTTCCAAGCCGACCAATTAGTTCCGCCATTGGTCATATAATACGTTATCTCTGCGTTTATTACTGGGTCAAATAATAGAATATTTGATCTCAGGTCAAATTTTTCTTTACGAGCAACACCTAGGTTTCCCAACATGTTGATCTGAAAAATTCCATAGGAACTGTCTCCAGTTTTCCTGTTACCATTATAAGCTAGAGGGCGTCCACTGGACTCCGTCTTTGCAATGGCCCAAGCCGTTCTAAGGGCTTTTCCTTCAAAACCTACTGCTGCCAGTAGTTCTTTCAATTCAATGTCTGAAAGCTTTTCCGAAGGCTTGTAAACAGTATTGCTGTACTTCTCTAAGGTTTCTTGCTTAAGTTGTACTTCTGTCTTTGGTTGTACTTTTAAAGCTTGAGCGGTGATCACAGTGTTGTTTGTAAATAAAAATAATGTTATCATTACTATTACAGTAGTACTATGAGCAAAATCGCTCAACTTTTGTTTTATATTCTCCATTGGCATTTCCTCCTTTAGAGATAACGAACTATAATCTTAACATTGTCAGTAAGTTACTGTCAAGTCAGTTGACCAGAAAGTTATTATGGATATTTCATTTTCAACACCCATTATTAATTTAAAAACCTCTAATGGTTATGGTCATGCATCTTCAAAAATTATAGATTCATTAAAAAGATTAGGACATAATGTTCCTTTTCAAGATGCACGAGCTAAAGTACAATTAAATTTTTCTCAGCCTGTTTATTATAAGCTGCATAGAAATCAATATCAAATTAGTTATACTCCATGGGAATCTACTGTTATCCCAAAAGATTGGTTTGAGTATTTAGAAGCATGTGATGAGATATGGACAACTTCAGATTGGTGTAAAGACGTATTTGAAAATAATGGATTTAAAGATGTTAAAGTTTTTCCTCATGGAATAGATCCAATATGGAGACCCAAAAAAAGAAATTTAGAACATGGAAGACCAATAAAATTTTTACATGTAGGAGAACCAGCGCCTAGAAAAGGCGGGCAGATGGTAGTAGATGCATTCACCTCAATGTTTGGAAACAATCCTTTTTATTCTTTAACAATAAAATCATATGGACCTAGTACTACACGTATATATAATAACTACATAGAGAAAAATATTATTGGTATTCCAAATGAACTTTATAATAATATTACAGTAATTACAGAATCAATGTCAGATGAAGAATTAGTAAAGCTATATCATGATCATGATGTTTTAATTTATCCTAGTTATGGAGAAGGATTTGGATTTATTCCATTACAAGCTTTAGCTACTGGCATGCCCGTCATTTGTACAGAAAGTTGGGCACAGTATGATAAATTTTTAGGTCCATTAAGATTAAAATCTGAAATGATAGATTCTCCATGGCCATTTCATAATGGTAAAGTTTTTGAACCAGAGTATAAACACCTACTTGAACTTATAAGAGACGTTTCAATTAACTTTAATGCTTATGCAGGCTATTACTTTGCTCAGTCGACTAAGATACATGAAGAGTATAATTGGGATCGGTTGACTAATAAAGCTTTTGAACACATTTTTAAAAAGTTTTCATAACCTCTTCCCCGCTAAAACAAAGTTTGATACACTTAGACATCATTAAAAATTATTAATCCGTTAGGCGGAAGAAAAGGTGTCACTAAAAAATGTCAAAAACTATTGAAAATCCGTATGAAAACTTTATTGCTTTATCTCGCTATGCAAGATGGATGCCTGAAGAAAATCGCAGAGAAACATGGGGAGAAACAGTAGATCGATATTTTGACTTCATGCTCGCACACCTTGAGAAAGAACATAAGTATTTTCCAAATAAAAAGATAGTTGAAGAACTTAAGACAGCTGTGTTTAACAGAGATGTTATGCCATCAATGCGATCAGTAATGACTGCAGGAGCTGCATTAGATAGAGATCATGTTGCAGGATACAACTGCTCATTTGTTCCAGTTGATTCACCAAGATCATTTGACGAGACTATGTATATTCTTATGTGTGGAACGGGAGTAGGATTCTCTGTTGAGTATAAGTATGTTAATAAACTTCCTTCTGTCCCCGAAACATTTGAAAAGTCTACAACTGTTATTACTGTAGAAGATTCAAAACAAGGTTGGGCAAAAGCATATCGTGAACTTCTTGCATTGCTATGGTCTGGACAAGTTCCAGCAATTGACGTTAGCAAGTTGCGTCCCGCAGGTGCAAGACTTAAGACAATGGGTGGTCGATCATCTGGACCACAGCCACTTATTAACTTATTTGATTTTACAATTGCAAAATTTAAATCAGCAGCAGGTAGACAATTTAAGCCAATCGAAGCTCATGACATGATGTGCAAAATTGGTGAGATCGTTGTTGTTGGTGGAGTTAGACGCTCAGCAATGATTTCTCTTTCAAATATTAATGATATTGAAATGGCTCAAGCCAAATCAGGTAACTGGTGGGAAAATAACTCACAGCGTGCCCTATCAAATAACTCTGTTGCCTATTCACGCAAGCCAGAGATGGAGCAATTTATTGCAGAATGGAAATCTTTATATGACTCAAAGTCAGGCGAACGTGGAATTTATAATGTGGCAGCAGCGCAAAAGCAAGCGGCAAAGTATGGACGCAGAGATCCAGAAATACATTACGGAACAAACCCATGTTCCGAGATTATTTTACGTCCTTATCAGTTTTGTAATCTTTCAGAAGTCGTATTACGTGAAAAAGACACAGTTGAAGATGTTGCAAATAAAGTACGTCTTGCAACAATTCTTGGTACATGGCAATCAACATTAACAGATTTTAAATACCTACGTAAAATCTGGAAAGACAATACAGAAGAAGAACGCTTATTAGGAGTTTCACTAACAGGACAATTTGGACACAAATTCTTTTCTGGTAAAGAAAATCTTAAGAAGTTGGAAGATGTTTTAGTTGGTCTTCGTGAATATGCAAGAACAACTAATTCAGAAGAAGCAGCAAATATTGGTATTCAAGAATCTGCTGCAATTACATGTGTAAAACCTTCTGGAACTGTGTCGCAGCTTGTTGGAGTATCTTCAGGAATGCATCCATGGCATTCTGATTATTATATTAGAACAGTTCGTGGGGACAAGAAAGATCCTATTTCAACATTCCTAAAGGAAGTCGGAATTCCTGTAGAAGATGATGTGATGAAGCCAAACGACACATATGTATTTTCATTTCCAGTTAAAGCACCAGAAGGTGCAATTGTAAGAAATGATTTAACAGCATTGGATCATTTAAATACATGGCTTGTATATCAACGTGCATGGTGTGAACACAAACCATCAATTACTGTATCTGTAAAAGAAGATGAATGGATGGAAGTTGGGGCTTGGGTATACAAGCATTTTGACGAAGTGTCTGGAATTTCATTCTTGCCGCATTCAGATCATTCATATAAGCAAGCACCTTATCAAGAAGTAACAAAAGAAGAGTATCTGGACTTATTGGCAAAAATGCCTAAGAGTATTCGTTGGGAAGATTTATCTTTCTACGAGACAGAGGACGGGACTAGCGGAACACAAACGCTAGCCTGTACTTCTGACGGAAACTGCGAGATTGTAGATATTTCAGCTTAATGGTAGAATAATAGTATTGGGGGATATACCCTCAAAATTCTGGGCACAGCGCCCAAAATTGGAGATGATCAAATGAACAGAGATCTAAACAAGGACGGAAAGGTTACAATGACAGAGGAAATTTTAGCAGCGCTAGGAACATATGCACGAGCATTTCTTTCAGCAGCAATTGCTTTGTACATGACTGGAAATACGAATCCAAAGGATTTGTTAATGGGTGGCGTTGCCGCTATTGCTCCAGTAATTTTGAAGGCTCTTAGCCCAAGCAACAAAGAATTTGGCTTTAAGTCAGCCAAGTAATTACAACAATTTAATATACGATTAGGATTGCTCCTATGCTAAAATAAGCATAGGAGTTTTCCTATTTAGGAGTACTAGCAAATGGCAGGACAAAAGAATTGGGAAGTAGATCAAAATGCTACTTTCTCATTTATCGTTGATTACAAAGATCCAGATGGCGTTGCCATAGATCTTACTGGTGCATCAGCTAAAATGCAGGTCCGTGATACAAAAGGCGGAAGCAAATTAGCATTTACACTTACATCACCAAATGGTGGAATAACGATTGATCCTACTAATGGCCAGTTAACAATTAGAATGACCCCTACCCAAACAAATAAATTGTTTTTTCCAAAATCCTCATACGATATCATGCTTACAGATTCTAATCTGAACAAAGTAAAAATACTTGAAGGATTTATGACATTATCAAGGTCGGTGACAATATAATGGTAGATTTAGTAACATCGATATCTTCTAAGAATCAAGTTACAGTAACAGTTCCTGGCCCACAAGGTCTAAGAGGAAGAACAATATTAAATGGATCTGGGGCTCCAGCGAATAACCTTGGACTACAAGATGATTATTATTATGATACAGTATCAAAAATATTTTATGGTCCAAAATTATCTAACACAACATGGGTTGGCGCACAGACAGTTACTTTAGGTGCTGCTGCTGCTGGAACTTATGCATATTATGTAACATGGGAAATCGGATCAGTAACAGGTCCAGTAGATGGCGTTTATTCAAAAGTAATAGCACACAATTTAGGTTTCTATCCTAACGTAACAATTAAGGATAGTGCAGGAAATGTATTGGAAACAGGAATAGATTATAATAGTATTAACCAAATAACGCTGACAATGGCTCAACCATTTTCAGGGACAGCGTACCTGTCTTAAGGAGATAAAAAGATGGCAAGAAAGTATATGGTAGGAATAGATCTCAATAAAAATGAGCTATTAAATGCAAGAATTCAAAATTTATCAACGGCCCCAGCTTCACCAGTCGTTGGACAGATTTACTTTGACACAGTTTTAGGGTTTTTACGATCATGGAATGGTACCGCTTGGATTAATACCAGCACAGGTGCACAAGGTGCTACTGGTACAACAGGATCTCAAGGAACAACAGGTACAACTGGGTCACAAGGAACAACAGGCGCACAAGGAACTACTGGAACACAAGGCGAAACTGGTTCACAGGGCACAACAGGTACACAAGGCGCTATTGGTTCACAGGGCACAACAGGTACTCAAGGTACAACTGGTGCACAAGGCGAAACTGGTGCTCAAGGTACAGACGGATACGTTGGTTCTGATGGTGCACAGGGTACTACTGGTGCACAAGGTACCACTGGTACACAAGGTGCTGTAGGCTCTCAGGGTGCTACTGGTACACAAGGTACACAAGGCACAATTGGTTCTCAAGGAACAACAGGAACACAAGGAACAACAGGCTCACAAGGAACTACTGGATCACAAGGTACCACTGGTACACAAGGTGAAACTGGTATACAAGGAGCCGAAGGTTCATTTGGCGGTGTAACAGTTGAGTATGCTTATTACACTGACACGTCTATTGCAGACCCAGGGTCAGGTATTGTTAGATTTAACAACACACTTGCATCTGCAACAAAACTATTAATTGATGATGAAGATGTAAATACAACAAACATCTCTTCATATTTAGCAACTATTGATGACTCTACATCCCCTATTAAGGGTCACGTAAAGATCTCAAAGAAGTCTAACCCTTCAGTATTTGCGATGTATGTAATTAACTCGATGGTTGATCAAGCCACTTATTTCAATATTGATGTTACATACCTCAGTGGTTCAGGATCATTTGGAGAAGCAGATCCTGTACTTATAACTTTTGCTAGAACTGGTGATGTAGGAGCCCAGGGAACAACAGGTGCACAAGGAGCTGTTGGTAACACTGGCTCTCAGGGAACAACTGGTGCTCAAGGATCTACTGGCGCACAAGGAGAAGTTGGCTTACAAGGTGCTATTGGTTCCACTGGAAGCCAAGGTACAACTGGTTCACAGGGAGCACAAGGTAATACTGGAACAACAGGTACTCAAGGTACAACTGGTGCACAAGGCGAAACTGGTGCTCAAGGATCTACTGGAGCACAAGGTACTACTGGTACACAGGGTGCCATTGGGTCACAGGGAACTACTGGAACTCAGGGAGAAGTCGGTGCACAAGGTACAACTGGTTCACAAGGTACAACTGGAACACAAGGTGCAGTAGGTTCTCAGGGAACTACTGGTGCTCAAGGAACTGATGGTTTAGCTGGAGACAAGTATTCAACTTCTGCAACTGGTTCAGTAACACTTTCTAACAATGGCACTGGTTCAGTAACAGTATCTGATACAGCGGTTGACTATACAGTTGGTCAAGACATCACCCTTGCTTACGATGTGGATAACATTCAATATGCTCGTGTATCAAGCTACAACTCTGGTACTGGTGTACTTAGCTTTGACAAGACCCGTCACATTGGTTCAGGCGCTCACACAACATGGTCAGTAAATCTTGCTGGTGCTGTTGGTATCGCTGGTGTTCAGGGTACAACTGGAGCACAAGGCGAAACTGGAGCACAAGGCACAACAGGTACTCAAGGTACAACTGGTGCACAAGGCGAAACTGGTGCTCAAGGATCTACTGGAGCACAAGGTACTACTGGTACACAGGGTGCCATTGGGTCACAGGGAACTACTGGTACAACTGGTACGCAGGGTACAACAGGTTCTCAGGGTACAACAGGTGCTCAGGGTTCTACAGGAGCCCAAGGTATAACTGGAAGCCAAGGAGAAATTGGTTCTACAGGTGCACAAGGAGCAGTAGGAGATACTGGTGCACAAGGTGCAACAGGAACTACTGGAACACAAGGAACAACAGGATCTCAGGGAACAACTGGTAACACTGGTTCTCAGGGAACTACTGGTGCTCAAGGAACTACAGGTTCTCAGGGTATTCAAGGTACTAATGCAGGAATCCTAAGCGTTGGTTCAGGTCTATCACTTTCAGGTGGCGGAGAACTAACAGTTGATACAACAACAATTGCAACAAAGGCTTATGTAGATGCAACTGCAAGTGGATTAGATGTTAAAGCATCAGTTCGTCTAGCAACTACTGAATCAGTAACATTAGCCTCAGCACTTGAAAACGGGGATACTCTTGACGGAGTAACTCTTGTTACTGGTGACCGTGTACTTGTTAAGAATCAAGCAACTGGTTCTGAAAATGGTATCTACGTTGTAAAGGCATCTGGAGCACCAGATCGTGCAGAAGATGCAAATCTAAGTGCAGAAGTTACAGCAGGAATGTTTACATTTGTATCAGAAGGTACAGTAAATGGAAACACAGGCTGGGTTCTTACAACAGATGATGCAATAACATTAGGCACAACAGCATTAACGTTTACACAGTTCTCAGGAGCTGGAGCATTTACAGCAGGTTCTGGTCTTACACAATCTGGAACAACATTTAATGTTGGCGCTGGAACAGGTATTACAGTAAATGCTGATGATGTTGCAATTAATACAGCAGTTGTTGTACGAAAGTATGCAACTACTATTACACCAACAAACCCATTTAGTGCAACAGAATTTGCAATAACACACGGTCTTGATACATTAGATATTCAAGTTGCTGTTTATGAAGTTGCAACAGGTGCTAAGGTTGAGACAGACATTACAAGAATAACTACATCCGCTGTAACAATCGGATTTGCTGTAGCTCCTGTTTCAGGAGAAACATACAGAGTAGTAGTACAGGCATAAAAATATGGCCAAAAAGTTCTTAACTCCGATAGTATTGGTTAATATGGCTACACCGCCAGCTAATCCAATAACTGGTCAAATGTATTATAATACAGAAGAAAGAACTATTAAGGCATATAACGGAGAAGTTTGGTATGATGTGGCTGGCCCAAAAGCAATTTTGGGCCATACACACTACACAGATGGTGATATTAGAACCGTTGATTATGGAAATTACGCAGAAAATAATGACTATGTAGTTTCAATAAATGGTGGGGGAGCAACAACAGAATTTAATGATTCAATAGATGGGGGAACAGCATAAAATGGCAATTAGAATTCAATTAAGAAGAGACACCGCAAGTAACTGGACAACAAATAATCCACTACTATATCCAGGTGAAATGGGAATAGAAACAGATACAGGTAAATTTAAAATTGGTCCTGCAGTAACTGCCCCGACTGTTGGAACAGCATGGAACAGCATTTCATCATATTCTAATGTTACCCCAGCAGGATTAGCAAGCTCTCTTGGAGACTACGTAGAAACCACAAGCGTAGGAGTAAAGGGCGGGATAGTAGAAATGGATGCAAGCGGAAATGCATTAATTCTAGGTCCAGGATTTATTATTGAAGGTACAACAGATAATACAAATGAAACAACTGTAGTATTCACAGATCCTACAGCAGATAGAACAATTACATTTCCAGATGCTACTGGTACAGTAGTATTGGCAGATTCAACAAATACACTAACAAACAAGACTTTAACAAATCCAACAGTTTCTGGATTATCTTTATCTGATGCAAGCATTGTCTTTGAAGGTGCGGTAGCAGATTCATTTGAGACAACATTAACTGTAGGAGAGCCTACAGCAGATCGTACAATTACAATTCCAGATGCAACAGGCACTTTAGCATTAACCACAGACTTAACATCTTTTATAACATCATCAAGTACAAATACATTAACCAACAAGACCTTAACAAGCCCATTAGTATCAGGCTTGCAGATTACAGACGGATCAATTGTTATTGAGGGAGCAACCGCAGATGGTTTTGAAACCACGCTTGCCTTTACCGATCCTACTGCAGACAGAACAATTACATTCCAAGACGTAACTGGAACAGTTGCCCTACTGGGAGATATTTCTGCGGCAACAGGGGGAAGTGTTACAGAAACAGCCACACAAACACTTACAAATAAAACTCTTACATCTCCATTAATTTCAGGACTAACAGTTACAGACGGATCAATAATTGTAGAGGGTGCTACAGCAGATTCAAGCGAAACAACTCTTTCATTCACAGACCCAACTGCAGACCGAACAATTACTTTTCCAGATGCATCTGGAACAGTTGCCTTAACATCTGCATTATCTTCATACGCTCCTTTAGCAGGCGCTACATTTACAGGAGCAGTATCTGGAACAGACCTAACTCTTTCAGGTAACTTAACTGTAAGCGGAACAACAACAAACCTTAACTCAACTAACCTTGTTATAGAAGACAAGAATATTGTTCTTGGAGATACGGCAACACCAACAGATACAACTGCTGATGGTGGCGGTATTACTCTTAAGGGCGCAACAGATAAAACATTTAACTGGGTAGACGCAAGTGATTCTTGGACTTCTTCAGAAAACATAGACCTTGCTACTGGAAAAACATTTAAAATAAATAATACAAATGTTTTAACATCTACTACAGTTTTAGGAAAATCAGTTCCATCAGGAGACATTGTTGGAACCTCAGATACACAAACCCTTACAGGGAAAACTCTTACTTCTCCAAAAATAAATGAGGATGTCGCAATTACAGCCACATCAACAGAAATTAACTATACAGACGGAGTAACATCTGCAATTCAAACCCAATTAGATAGCAGAGTAAATATTGCAGATCCTGCAGTAGATTACTATATTACTAATTCTGGATCTGGAGCATATTTAGTAAATGGAGTTTCTAACGGAACTATCTATTTTGAAAAGGGTAAGAAATATAGAGTTCATGTAAACGCTACTGGACACCCTTTCTGGATTCAAACTTCTTCTGGAGCATATAATTCTGGAAGCGTATATAGCACGGGAATTACAAATAATGGAACACAAAGTGGACACATTATTGTAGAACTTGCTTCTAATGCGCCACAATTATATTACGCCTGCCAATATCATTCATCAATGGCGGGATCAGTAGTTACTGGAACAACCTTTGCAACATATAAGGCATTAGCAGATTTATCTAATGTAGATAATACATCAGATCTTAACAAGCCAGTTTCAACAGCAACTCAAACAGCATTAGACCTAAAGGTAGACGAATCCTTATTTGATACTAAGGGAGATATCTTAGTTGCTTCAGCTGACAATACACCAGCTAAACTTGCAGTTGGCACAAACGGGTATCTGCTCACAGCAAACTCAGCTGCAACTAATGGAGTTGAGTGGGCGGCAGCACCAATCAGTCTTCCTTCTCAATCAGGAAATTCAGGTAAGTACCTAACAACAGATGGAACATCTGCTTCATGGGGAACATTAGTAGTACCAATTGTAACTGGAACAGACACTGTTACTGGAAATACAGTAGAAACTGTAGACACCACAGCATTGTCAGCATTTACATCAATTGAATATATGGTTTCATTAAAGCAGGGTTCAAAGGTTAGAACATCTAAGGTAATTGTTCAGACTGACGGAACTTCTGTAGATATGACAGAATTTGCAATTACAGAAACTGGTGGAACAATTGCAGGAGTAGTTGTTTCAGCAGCAGTATCTTCAACGAATGCAGTATTGCAGGTAACAGCAACAGATGCTTCAAGTACAAATGTAACGGTTAAATTCAGCAAAGTAGCACTTTAAGGGGTAACTAATGTCTAATAAAGACTTTAAGGTAAAGAATGGATTAGTTATTCCCTCACTGTCTACAGCGGGAATTGTAAAAACTGATTCATCTGGCGTTATAAGCTCTTCTGCCACCCTAGCAATTTCAGAGGGTGGAACAGGACAGACAACCGCTGGAAACGCCTTAAACGCCCTGCTACCCCTTCAAACAAATAACATAAATTACTACCTACAGACAAATGGTACAACTACACAATGGAATCAAGTATTATCTCCAGTTTATCAAACATCTGAACCATCTAATCCAGTAACTGGACAAATTTGGGTGGATTCAGATTCATCTTCAGATGCATTTAGCCCATCAATTTATAGCCGTCAGACATTTACTGCTACAGCAGCACAGACTGTATTTACAACTACAAATACATTTACAGACGGATATGAGCAGGTATTTCTTAATGGTATTTTACTTGTTAGAACATCTGATTATACAACCTCAAATTCAAATACAATTACATTAGGATCTGGGGCGGCAGTAAATGATATCCTTGATGTAGTAACAATAGTTCTTCTTTCTCCTACTAATACATATACACAGGCAGAAATTAATTCAAGAATTTTAACTGCCGTCCCTTCCCAAACTGGGAATAACGGCAAATATTTAACAACAAATGGCACAGCATCATCTTGGGCCACAATTGATTTATCATCTTATCTAACATCTTCAACTGCAGCATCTACATATTTGACACAATCAAATGCAGGTTCAACTTATGCTACAATTACAAGAGTTAACGATATTGAAATAGCAAATATAATGGGAGCATACTAATGGCAAATACAGCAAAATCATTATTTAGAGGAGCGGCTACAACAAATACCGCTACAGTTTTATACACAGTTCCAACTACATCAACAACAACAGTTGTAACAAACATTGCTGTAACAAATACTGCCTCATCAGCAGGAACATTCACACTTGCCATCGATGGAGTAGCATTACATACAACAACAGACATTGCAGCAAAGACAACAATTTATATTGATTGTAAGCAGGTTATTCCAGCAAATGCTACACCAAAAACAATTACAGGCGGAGCATCTGCTACAACAATTAATCTTCATATTAGCGGAATGGAAATTGTATAATGGGTATCTCAGTATTTCCTGCGCCAAGCGCAGCAAGTAAAACTAGATATGTAACAACACTTACCTCTGGTACTTCTTGGACTGTTCCTGCTGGTGTTACTTATGTTAATGTAACTTTATTTGGTGCTGGTGGTGGTGGCGGGGGAAGCGCTGGCAATGCTGGTGCCAGTGGTACTGCTGGTGCTGGTGGAGGTGTTATTGCAACTAATTTAGCAACCACGCCTGGTGAAACAATTACCTATGCCATTGGTGCTGGTGGTGGTGGTGGTGCTGGTGCTAATCCTGGTGGTTCTGCTGGTAATAGTGGTGGTTCAACAACATTTGCTGGCGCGACAAGTGCTGCTGGTGGTAATGGTGGTGGTTCTGCTAATGGTGGAGGTGCTACTGCTGCTGCTGGACAAGGTGCTGGTAATGGTGGTGGTCCTGGTGGTGGCAGCACCGCCAGTGGTGGTAATGGTGGCGCAGGCAAAATTGAAATTGAATACTGGGTATAGGAGATAACTATGGAAAGAGTATTTGCAGTTATTGAAGATAACAAAGTAGTCAACATTATTGTTGGCGTAGAAGATGAAGTAGTTGCTGCTAATCCTGACAAGTATATTGAATATACAAATGGGTGGGATTATAATAATGGTATAGATGGCGGAGTATACTTTCCAATTCCAGTAGAGGTGACTGAATAATATCATGGGTAAAGTTGTTAGAGTATATGATGGAACAGCATGGCAAGATCTTGCTATTTCTACCCCCGTCGGTGCTCAGGGAACTACTGGCACACAGGGAACAACTGGTGCCCAAGGAACTACTGGAGCACAAGGGGCTGCAGGCGCACCAGCAGTAATAAACTCTTCAATTAATTCAAATATAACATTAGTGGCGGGAACAAGATATTTTGTAGATACAACAGCAGCAAGAACATTAACTTTACCAACATCTCCTTTAGTTGGAAATGAAATACAAATTGTTGATGCATCAGGAACGTCGGGAACGTATAATATTACAATAGTAAGTGGCGGGAAGATCAATGGAGTAACACAAGACGCAACTATTGATGTAGATGGCGGAGCAGCATTATTTTTATACACAGGATCAACATATGGATGGAGGATGGCATAAATGGCAATTAGTCTATCAAGTTTGGGAGGAGTTCCAAAGGGGAATACTGCCGCAAGACCAAGCAGCCCAACTGTAGGTCAAGTGTTTTATAACGGAGCACTAGGATATCTTGAAATTTATGATGGCTCTAATTGGCTACCATCTTCTGCTCCAGCATCACAACCAACAATATCAGTTGCAGACGTAGGAACTGGTGTAGCATATGGAGCAGCACAAGGAATTGCAACATTTACACCAGGCACTCTTGGGGGCAAGGTAACTACATTTAATACAACTTCAAGCACTGGTGGATATGCAGCAAGTAGTGAATCAACTACTTCAACTATTACAGTTGGCAATAATGGCAGTTGGACTTTTTTTGGAACAGCAAGTAACTCTTTTGGAACAAGTGCAGCATCACAGTCTACCGTAACATTAACCACAGTTCCACAATCTCCAACAATTGGAACTGCAACAACAAACGCTTCTAATACAGATGTAACAGTAACTTGGACTTTGGGTTCAAATGGTGGCAAAACGCTTACTTCTATTACTGTAACTCCGTATTTAAATGGAACAACTGCACAAACACCAGTTAATGCTGCAAGCATATCTTCTACATCATTAGTAATTACAGGATTAAATTTAAATAGTGCTTATACCTTTAAAGTAAAAACAACAAATGCTAACGGTACCAGCTTAGAAAGTAGTGCTACTAACTCAGTTACAATTCCAAATTTAATCCTTGTTGACTTTTTAGTTGTTGCTGGTGGAGGCGGTAATAGAGGTGATGGTGCATACGGAGGCGGTGGCGGAGGCGGTTATCGCTGTTCTGTCACTGGAGAATTATCAGGTGGTAACTCAAGTCCAGAAGCAAAAGCACCAATAACTTTAGGTACTAATTATACTGTTACTGTTGGCGCTGGTGGCGCAGCTGGTGGCAAAAACAATGGCAGCTTTTCTCAGTTTGCTGAAATATCTAGCGCTGGAGGTGGAGGTGCTTCTATTAACGGTGATGGAAATAGTGGTGGTTCTGGAGGTGGAGGAGGCTCAGCTGGAACTTTTGGTGGTAGCGGTACATCTGGTCAAGGTTTTGGAGGAGGTAGAGGAGAACTTCGCAATTCTGCAGGTTATGGCGGTGGCGGAGGCGGCGCAGGTGGTGCTGGTGGTTCAGGCGCAGGTGGTGGTGGTGTTACTGATGCTGGTGGTATTGGCGGCAATGGTTTAACAAGTAGCATTACTGGAACAGCAGTAGTTCGTGCTGGTGGTGGTGGTGGCAATGGATCTCCAGTTACACATGGCACTGGTTCTGGACCTTCAGCAAATGGAGGTGGCGGAGGACAAGCAGGATCAGCTGGCGGTTCTGGTATTGTCGTAATTAAATACGATTCTACTAGAACTATGGGCGGTGGGGCTGGACTCACATTTACTACTTCTACTTCTGGAAGTTTTAAAACAACAATATTCACAGCAGGAACAGGGACGGTGAGTTTTTCATAATGGCACATTACGCATTTTTAGACGAAAATAATATAGTTACAGAAGTCATTACTGGTATTGATGAAAATGAACTAATTGACGGAGAAAGACCTGAAGTTTGGTATGGTAATTTTCGTAAACAAAAATGTTTAAGAACTTCTTACAACACATTTTATAATACACATACAAATGGCGGGGTGCCATTCAGAGGAAACTTTGCTTCTATAGGATATACTTATGACTCAACCTTTGATGCGTTTATTGCTCCAAGGCCTTATCCATCATGGAAATTAAATTATGAAACCTTTAAATGGGAGCCACCAATTCCTCAACCAGAATACACAGACGGCTATTTCTGGAAATGGTCAGAGCTTAATCAAGAGTGGATTAAAGTTTTAGTAAATAGATAATAGACTTATCATTTAATAAATGATAAAATAAGACATACTAAACAGGAGGTAATAAATATGGCACATTGGGCCGAGTTAGACGAAAATAATGTAGTAACAAGAGTTCTAGTAGGAGACAATAATGATCCAAATGGTGACGAAGGTTACCAATGGTTAATTGACAATCTTGGTGGAACTTGGGTAAAGACATCATACAATTCAATTGCAGGAAAGCGTAGAAATCCTGAGACAAATGAAATTACAGATGAGGCGGGATTCCGAAAGAATTACGCAGGAATTGGTTATTCATATGATTCACAGAGAGACGCATTTATTCCGCCAAAGCCATTCGCTTCATGGATTCTAAATGAGGATACATGTAATTGGCAGGCACCAACAGAAATGCCTGTTGAAGAAGGCAAGTACTTTACATGGAATGAAGAAACAGTATCATGGGAATCCCATGATGTTCCTGCATAATAATTAAATGACAAGAGCTAGAGATGTAGCATCAATTTTAACTGCCGCCAGCGTATTAGGCACGGACGTTGAAACTGCTACTGCAATCTCTAATCATGCAACAGCTGCAAATGGTCATACAACAAGAGGAAATACAGCAAGTAAGCCAGCATCTCCAACATTAGGAGATTTATATTCAAATACTCAAACTGGATATATTGAGGTTTATACTGCTAGTGGTTGGTCACAACTTGGTGTAATTCCAACATCACCAACAATTGGCACAGCTACAAACGTTGGAACAGATAGGCCTTATAATAATGGAGCAGTTTCAGTAACATTAACACCAGGTGCTGGAGGCGGATTAGTTTCATCTTTTACCGCAACTTCTCTTTCTGGTGGATATTCAGGGTCAGGGGCATCTTCACCAATTTTAGTAACTGGAATACCAACTGGAACTTCTGCATCGTTTACAACAGTTGCAACTAATGGATATGGAAATTCATTGGCTTCATCTGCATCAAATTCAGTTACAGTTACTACAGTTCCGCAAGCTCCAGTATTAGGAACTGTAACTAAAGTTAGTTCTACACAAGTTTCTATTCCATTTACAGTAAATGATGGTGGATCAGCAATTACATCTTATAATATTGTAAGCAGTCCATCAGTGGCACTTACTTATTCTGGAACTTCTAGCCCAATGGCAGTAAGTGGTACTTTTATAGAAGGACAAGCTTATACATTTACAGCAAGGGCTACAAACGCTAATGGAAATAGTTTATACAGTTCTGCATCAAATTCTATTTCTCCATTTGTTAACATTTCAGTTGACTATCTTGTTATCGCTGGCGGAGGTGGAGGTGCATCTCCTTACGGCGGAGGAGGAGGTGCAGGTGGTTACCTAACAGGATCCCTTACAATAGGTACAGGATTAGCATATCCAATTACTGTTGGTGGTGGTGGTAGTGGTGGTGGCCAGTATTCTGGAGGAAGCGACGGAACTGGTTCGGTATTTTCTTCAATTACAACAATAGGTGGCGGTGGCGGTGGTTCCGTTAATACAGGCAACGGACGTGTAGGCGGTTCAGGTGGTGGTCGTGGTGGAAACTCAGGTGGAGTAGGTGCAGGTTCTATAGGTGGCGCAGGAACTGCAGGTCAAGGTTTTGCTGGTGGATTTTCAAGTAATGATAGACTTGGTGGCGGTGGCGGAGGTGGTGCCAGCGCTGTAGGTGTAGATTCAACTGGCGGTGGTTATACTTCAGGTAGAGGAGGTGCTGGAGGTGCTGGTGCTGCATCATCAATTACAGGAACTTCTGTAACTCGTGCTGGTGGTGGCGGTGGTGGTGGTTCTGATACTGGTTCAAATCCTGGTGGAGCTGGAGGCGGAGGAGCTGGTAATGGAGCTAGCAATCCTGGAACAAGTGGAACAGATAATACAGGAGGTGGCGGTGGTGGTGCATATACTTCTAGCAATGGAGGTGGTGGTAGCGGGGTAGTAATTATTCGTGCTTTACAAGCAGCAGCAGCTACAACAGGATCTCCAGTATCCACAACATCTGGCTCATATTATATTTACACATTTAACGCATCAGGCAGTATAACTTTTTAATAAAAAGCAGGTCTTTAATTTAATACTGATATAATATATATATATAACTAGGGGATACGTGAACTGAGTTGGCAAATAAAGATTTTAAAGTAAAGAATAGTATTGTTATTCCTACCCCC